ATAATTGGAGAAGCAAATAAACTTTCTAATGTAGTTTCTTTGTTCATTTCATCATCATTGATGAAGATAACACCCTTTTTACTAGTTGAAAGACCAATAGTCAAACTCTCAGAAACTCTGAAGTTGATCCTATCATTTGATAAACTTGCAAATCTCATACCGATCTCAAGGTTTCTTAAAGTTCTAAGTTTTTCTGTATCAGAAACATGATTCTCTAATAAAGTCTTTTCAATATTATTTTCAGTTAATATAAACCAAGAATCTCTAACCAAACAAATATACCCATCCTCAACCTGCTCTACTACAGTGTAGATCGATTCACCCTTACCACCAGATAAAAGGTTAGTTTTCTTTTCTGGAGACTTTACTAAATTATGAACGAATAATTTAATTTCAGGAACCCAGTCATAAACAGCCAATTCATTTAAAATTTTAGACATTCTATCTTGATCTGATTCCAAATTAATTGTCTGTAAAAGAACATTAATTGGTTGTCTGTACATTTCTCCCTGGTTTTTGCTATCTAAAACATTATACAAATGCTTAAGTTCGTATAAAAGTTGATATTCCTTCACATCATCGTTTAACGACTCAAGTAAAGACTTTACTGATTTATCAAATGTATATTGTTTTAATTGTTCGTTAAGAGACAATATAACTTGTTTTTCTGAAAGGTTATTGCAAGCATTTACGTGACCCTCTAGGATAGATGAAACTTGAACATCTTCAACAGATAGGTTTTTTCTAAAGTTGAATAACTCCAATTTGAGATTCTTCATAATAACATTTATTATTTTTTAGTTTTATTTATTATATATTAGTTTATAAAATCATAATTTTTCACTTTTTATACATAAGATATAGTATATATAAAATCCTCCAATTATCATATTATTTTTTTCTGATTATTTATATCCTGACTCGAATATGGGGTCTTAGTTTTAGTACCACCAGTGTTCTTTAATGAGATAAGGTTGTTATACCACCTTGTTCTTTTAGGATATATGATAAGGTCCCTATAGTCCCCAACAGCATCAGGTAAAGTATATGAGTTCGACCAAGCAAAATTTGGTTGATTTGCACTTATAGTTTCATAATCAAAATCCTCAGAAAAAACTACTTGCTGAAAACTATTTTGCCCATTTGGATCAATATAAACACTTATTTTTAATCCACCAGCACCAAAATTAACATTCAAATAGTTTCCAATTACTTTAGAACCAGATCCAACTTGAATAACCACAGAACCATCGGATGAAGTTGTGACATTATGTATTTCCGAAAAATTAACATCATCACCGTTTTTAGACAACTCGATTTTTACATTCAAATTTTTATTCGTATAATCTGTTTGTAAGTTATATGGAACTACATCAGGCAATTTAGGTTTTCTAAATGCTGGATAATAAGTCTGAACATCAAATGAGACAGTTAATTTTATTTTATCATCTGAAGTTAAATTCTTTTCCCTATTTATCTCAATATTATTAGAATCTGGTATTTGCATAACTGCATCAATGTTCATAAAGTTATGTTCAAAATACATAAATCTATATAACCACAAAGTATCCATAATAGCTTGACTACACTTGAAAGTATCAATTTCACTAGAAAGTAAGATTGTTAAATCATATTTAGCAGTTATTGGTATAGCTCTAAGTTTAGTTAAATACTTTCTAATCTCCTCATTATTCTCAACAACCATTTTTAACCAAACATTTGGGTTAGCAAACTCATCTGACCGTATCTCATAACTTGTTAAAGTTAAATGACCCCTTGGAACTATATCAGTATTTAAGTCAACATACCTACTATTTGAAACAACATCATCTGTAAAAGAGTCTAAAAGAAATCTTTCATCACCAGTCATTGAATAATAAAAAGGAACATTGACAACCCTATCACCAGAGGTAAATCGGTTGACCCATTTAATTTCACCCTCTAAAGTGTCTAGAACACAAACTGTGAGGTCTCTAAAAAATACATCCTCAAAATTAAATCTTTCTCCAATCATGAATGTATATATTAAGTTTTCGGGGTTTCTTGAAAACTTGATATGACCTATCTTATAAAATAGAACTATGAAAAATCTGCTGCTGTCTGAAAGATGGAGACCAAAAAAATTAGAAGATGTTATTCTTTTACCAAGAATTAAAAAGTTATTTGAAAATGGGTTGAATAATAACTTTGTTTTCTATGGACATTTCGGAACTGGTAAAACTACTCTAAGTAGAATACTTATTGGGAAATACACAAAGGATAAACCATTTTTAGAAATCAATAGTTCTTTCTATACCTCAATTGAAACTTTGAGGACAAAGATTGACGAATTCTGTTCAAAAGTCTATATTGGATTCGATTTGGAAAAAGAAATTGATAAAGATGAAATAAAGTATGTTTTTCTCGACGAGTTTGAAAGAACCTCTATCCAATACCAAGATGCGTTAAAAGCTTATATTGAAGAGTTTTCAAAGAAAAATGTTAGGTTTATATTTACAACCAATCACATAAATAAAGTTTCCGCTGGCATAAGGTCAAGATTAATCGAAGTGAACTTTGATTGTCAATCCCCAGAGGAAGAAAGATACTTAAAACAAGAACTTTATAAAAAGATTAAAAATGAGATTTGTCCAAAAGAAGGATTCGATATTCCCAAAGATGACCTTGTAAAGATTATCAATAAGAAATTTCCAGACTTTAGATCGATACTAATCGAACTTGATAACTTTAAGTTGACCGGAACTACGATTTCAACCTCAAATATTAACTCAAAGTTAAAATTTGAAACTTATGAAATGATTTATGATAAATCTAAAACATTTGAAGATATTTATCATTTTTTAATGAATAATTATGGACCAGAAAAAATAAATGATTTATTTGATGTTTTTGGTAAATCTTTTATTGAGTATTCACTAAATGAAAAAAGAACAAATATTGATAAATTATTTCAAGTAAATTATATTATATCAGAAAACCATCACTTATTAGAAACAAATACTGATCCAATAATAGTAGGGATGGCAGTGTTTGGTAAAATAAGAGACCTGTTTTAATATATAATGTATGGCTTTCGATTTTACCGATTTCTACATTTTATACCAAGGTCAACCAAAATATGATTCAATTGAGTTAATTGAAGATGAACTTATTAGGGTTATTGTTCAAAAATACCAAATGATTATATTCACCAACAAAGGAGAAGTGTTGGGAGACCTAGACTTTGGTGCAAATCTAGAACAAATATTATTTGAATTCAGAGTATCGGAAGATTATGTTAAAGCAAAAATACAAGAACAAATAGACACCTACATACCAGAAATGTTAGGATCCGCTTATAACTTACAAATAGTTTTTGTTCAAGATCCAGAAAACTATCAAGATATGATGTTTGTAAACTTGACAATAGCTGACTACGATATTGTCGCTCAAATCGGAAGAATAGGTTAAATAGGACAACTAGTAGCAGTCCAAATGTATCTCCAGTTCCTATTTATATTCACACCCATACTTTCAGCAGCAGTGAATACATCAGACAGACATTCTGAATCAGCTCCCCCAACAATAGTTACTTTTTTACCACTAAGTTCTTGGAATAAATTGAGTAACTTTTTTGGAACTTGGAACCATTTGTGGTTATTACCAATATAAACAAGTGCTGTATCTTCTTTTGTTTTAAATAAGTCACCCTTTTTTAAACTATTGGAATCTTCTTTTGATTTAATATCTTTATAAGTTTCTTTATCCAAAACATCTTTATAGAAATCTACATCTACATCATAGTTATACCTTTTCTCAATTATGTTTTTTTGATTTGGAAAATTATATAAATCATTATGTACTGGTATATCTGGATTCTTATCAAAAAGATAATCTTTATCTACATTTTTACCATCCACATGATTGTCAAAAATTTGATAAACCTCTGAAAAATTCTCACAATACTTTTTCAATTCATGTAAGTACATTTCGGTAAAGAACTTTTTGAAGGACTTTTGAACATCCACAATCAGTAATACTTCATCTTGAAAGTTTTCAAAAAGTTTTAAATATTGCATATTCTATATATTAGAACTAATAAAAAAAAACACCGATGAATCGGTGTTTCTTAAAAATATTTTATTTAAATTAAGCTGGTAATTCTTCCTCACCCTCTTCCTCCTCTTCTTTCTGACCCTCTTCTTCCTCACCTTGAGCCTGAGCTTGTCCTTGAGCTTGTCCTTGAGCTTGTCCTTGAGCTTGTCCTTGACCCTGAACTTCTTCAAATTCATCCTGTCCTTGTCCCTGAGCCTGTCCCTGACCTTCTCCCTGAGCTTGAACTTGAACTTGACCTTCTCCTTGAGTCTGAGCTTGTGGTTGAGCCTGTCCTTGAGTTTGTGCCTGTGGTTGAGCTTGTCCTTGACCTTGAGACTGACCTTGTGCACCACCAACTAAAGCTGTAGGCGAAAGATTATCAGCATCTAATCCAGTTTGAGCAACGAACTTAACAATCTCCTCAGCAATATCCATATCACCAAAAAACTGTCTCAAGTTTTTACCAGTATTATCCTTTACTTTCTTAACGTAAGCATTGATTAATGACTGTGGAATGTCAATAGTAGTTTTTACTTTATAAATATCATTTACTTGGAAGACAGCTTCCTTAATGATTTCTTCTCTTTTCTTGCCCTTTCTGAAGGATTGAAATTTTCTTATATGATTCATTTTTCAAAAGAATTATTTTTTTTAATAGTTAAGATTATATATTATAATATAAAAATCACTTTTTTTCAATGTAATAGTAAAAGTAGAACCGTCGTAACTAAAAATGTAAAGGTTCCACCACGCCACCATTTTCTTTGTGTTTTTAAGTCTGATATAATAATTTCAGAGTTTTGAATCACCGTATCCT